AAGAAGACGAGCAGCTTGGAATTGGTTTCTTGTGGCAACTCTTTGGTCGTGACACTTCTTGGGTGCAAACAAGCTACAACGGCAATTTCAGAAAGAACTACGCAGGTATCGGATACACCTACGACGCCGCTCGTAACGCCTTCATCCCGCCGCAGCCGTATCCGAGCTGGGTACTGGACGAGCAGACTTGCCAGTGGCGAGCGCCAGTGCCTATGCCTGAGGACGGTGGGCCGTATGTGTGGGATGAAGATTCCCTTACATGGACTGCGGTAGATCAACCACAACCTTTAGTTGACTAAAACATTATGATTACCATCCTCGGGGTCAAGGTTTCTTATGAGACCTTGGCCTTTTTTGCTTTGTTCATTGCTTCTGAGTACCTCGGTCTAACTAAGAAGCGCCGTTCCAACAGCGTTACCCAAGCCATCTCTATGGCAGCTGCATACTTCAGTAAGACTCGCACTGAAGACGATAAAATCCGTCGCCTGCGTCGGGCATTCACACGGAAGTAGGCCAATGGTTCTACTACCTGTCAAGCAATACTACGTTCAGACGGACTCTGCCACCAGGCACGGAGATCGCATGTGTTTTTCAAGCACTTGTGCGATGGCAATCAAATATCTCCGTCCTGACGCCCTACTCGGTAGTAACGCTGATGATGACTACCTCCGTACCGTATTGAAGTACGGAGATACAACTGAATACACTGCTCACATCAAAGCTTGCAAGGACTACGGCATCACTGCCACCTTCTACAAGAATGGAACCAAACAAGCTCTTCTAAGCGAACTGAAGAACGGCTACCCCACAGCCACAGGCATCCTTCATCGAGGCCACGCTTCAGCACCCCGTGGTGGTGGCCACTGGATGCTTCTCATTGGTGATGAAGGTGGGAAGGGTGTCTTCCACGATCCATACGGTGAGATGGATAACGTCAACGGTGGCTACGTCACTGTTGGCTCCGGTGGTAAGGAAGTCCGTTACTCCTGGGTCAATTGGCTAAAGCGTTGGGAAGTAGAAGGCGCTCGTACTGGTTGGTTCATGACCTTCCGAGTTACCGCTACCCCAACACCAAAGGTCGCTACTGCTAACACCTGGGATGGAGTCAAAGCTGCTGCTAAAGCTGCTGGTGCCAAGTTCCCTGAAGTAGTCGCTGCTCAATGGGCTCTGGAGTCTGGGTATGGCAAGCACACCTCAGGCACACATAACTACTTTGGTCTAAAAGGTAAGAACGACGAAGGCTCCCTTGTTGCAACGACTGAGTTTGTCGGTGGCATGGAGATCAAAACCGATGCTCGCTTCAAGAACTTCCCGTCCCTTGATGCCTGCATTACATACCTTGTGGATCTCTGGTACAAGGACTACAAAGACATGAAAGGTGTCAACCGTGCTTCCACGCCTGAGGAGTGCGCTGAACTGTTGGTAAAGGAAGGATATGCAACAGACCCACTGTATGCCACCAAAATCCAACGCATCCTAAAGGAGCATGATTGAAGCCATTGTATCTGGCACAGTTGCTGTCTTTACAGCTGTTGTAGCCCTACATTCTCGAATGCACAATCGTATAGCCGAAGTCGATAAGCGTATTGACAGGGTTGAACTACGAATTGCAGAGAAATACGTACAACGCGAAGAACTCTCCTCTGCGCTCCAGAAGATGGAAGACCACATGGTGCGGATTGAAGGAAAGCTAGATAAGCTCATTTTTAATGAAAAAGTGTAGATACTGCCATCAAATAGGAATAGTGCGTGTGTTGCTCTGTAGCAAATGCAATATTGCACTTGGATTGATTGACGACCAGATTGAAACACTGGCAAACCTAATAAGTTATTTAAATCATGGCAATCAAACAAAAAGCCACCGAGGATCGCTTTAACCACCTCCATAACATCCTCACCGAAACACTTATCCAACGGATTGAGTCTGGTGAAGCCACACCTGCAGAACTTAAAGCGGCTGCAGACTGGCTAACTAAAAATGACATCAACGGCATTGCTGTTGAAGGTTCCCCTCTTGATCAACTTGCAAGCATTCTTCCCAAGATCGATCCAGACCTAGTAAGGAGTCGAATGAATGGCACGAGACTGGAAAGCCGAGTATAAAGCTCGCGCCACATACCTTAAAGATTACCGTCGTGCTCATAAAAAAGAAGATGCTGCACGGCATCGAGCACGGCGTTCAATGGGTGATATCCCAGCTGGTCACGAAGTAGACCACAAAGATAATAACCCGATGAATAACTCATCCGATAACCTTCGGATCATTCCACGTAAAGCTAATCGTGCAAAGGGAGCACGAAAGACCAACGCTCAACGATGACTCCCCTTCTTCCCTCGCCTGATCACTATCTCCACAACCTAATAACGATGACAAGCTCTGAAGCAAAGAGGCTACACCGTCGTGCAATTAAAGAACACTTTAACTGTCAATGTGTTTACTGTGGATTAACTTATGAATCTGATCAACTCACTCTTGACCACGTCCGTCCTCGTTGCTTTGGCGGACCAACACTTACAAGCAACCTTGTACCGTCCTGCAAGAAGTGTAATCAGGCAAAGGGAAGCAACGACTGGCTTTCGTGGATGAGAGCAACATTCGGGGAAAACCCACTAAAAGAACAACTCATTCTATCTTGGATTAAGTAATTATTATGGCTCCGAAAATCACCTCCTCCAGCAATCGGTCTAAGCGCAAGCCCGCCTCTCCTAAACCCATCACTACTTCCAAGGGTCGGGGAAACCGCGCTTCCGTGTCACAAGCAACTGTGACTAATTCCGGCTCTCGTCCTCGGAACACTGGAGCAAAAGTCACCAACAGCAGCCAGCGCACTAACACCGGTAGTGCTCCTGTATCCGGTACTTCTCGCCCTGCTCTGCCTCCTGGTCAAAAGGGTGGAGCACTTGCTAAGCCGAACCCCACAGCTAAACCGCAGCTGACTGGAACTCGTCCTGCTGGACTGCTTCCTGGTGGAACCGGTGGTGCAGACACAGTTCGTGGAAGCGGTGTACGTACTGGACGTCCTGGAGCATCTCGTCCTGCGCTTCCCTCCTCGGTGTCCGGTAGTGCTGTTAAATCTGCAGTCAAAGGCGCTGGTGGTCTCCGTGCCGGTCTGATCGGAATGGTTGCAGCACCCGTCGTCGATGAAATCGGTCGTCGTGCTGGTACTGCTCTTGGTAATTCCATTCGTCAAGCAGCAACCCCTCAACGCACCGGCACCAGCTCGGGTCGTACTGGTCGTGGTGGTACTACTGCTGATCGCAACAACTCCCAAACCAACGCCACTGCTGGTCGCTACATCCCCGGTAGCCAGCAAGTACGTCCGCCTGCACCCAAGCCGACACCCAAGCCCACCTCCAGCACTGGTGGCACCCCTACCCGCGCTCAATCCACCCAACAACGGGCTACCCAAGCACCCCGCAGCTCCAACAGCGGTGGTACGACCTCCACGCCACGCCGGAACACCTCATCTCCCACCATGCCCAGCGTGGTCAAGGAACGCCGCGTATCCGCATCTACCGCTAACCGTGAGTCCGGTAACTACGGAACCAGCCGTACCAACAACCCACTGATGAGCGATCTGAAGGCGGGCATGGAACGTCGTGAACAGAGTCGTGCTGATAAAGCCATCTCCGAAGGTAAGGCAAGCCGTGCTGAGTACAACCGCACCTCACCTCCTGAAGTAGCAGCTAAAGCCAAGGAGAACTTCGACAAGCTTTCTGATAAAGAGAAGAAGCGGGTCAAAGAGCGTTACAGCTGATCCTTAACTCACCCTCTTAGCCCCCTGTACGCCCCTGCAGCACGCCTGTGGGGGCTTCTTAATGTCTTATACCGTGCAATGAAACAATGCCGCTCCTGCGGCGTAGAGAAGCCTTATAGCGAGTTCCACAAACGTAGCGATACTGGTAGACATCAGAATGCCTGCAAAGAGTGTTATCACAGCGCTCAGATGAATAGAAACTATGGAATAACGCTGCGGGACTACGACCGTATGTACGAGGAGCAGGATGGCTTGTGTGCTATCTGCCGCCTCCCTCAGACCTCTAAACGAAACACCCGATTCTGTGTAGATCACGACCACGACACCGGGCAAGTGCGTGGACTCCTTTGTGATTCCTGCAATCGTGGAATAGGATTACTTAAAGATGACCCACGACTCCTCGATAACGCAGCAAAATACCTTAGATCTTTTAAAGAATGACTTTAAGATCTTTCTTCAAGCAATCTGGGCGCAGCTTGACCTCCCAACACCTACACGAGCCCAGTATGCAATTGCCGATTACCTGCAATATGGTCCAAAACGGCTGATGGTCCAGGCTTTTCGTGGTGTTGGAAAGTCGTGGATTACCGCTGCATTTGTTCTTTGGACACTTTTTAAGGACAATGACAAGAAAGTCATGGTCATAAGTGCGTCAAAAGAGCGCGCCGACAACTTCAGCATCTTCTGTCAAAAGCTAATTGTTGAGACACCTTGGCTGCGCCATATGCAGCCCAAGTCAGACACAGCACGATGGTCACGAATTAGCTTTGATATCAACTGCGCCCCTCACCAAGCACCTTCAGTTAAGAGTGTTGGTGTGACTGGCCAGTTGACTGGCTCTCGTGCTGACTTGATGATTCTTGATGACGTAGAGGTTCCCTCCAATAGCCTCACAGAAATGATGAGGGAGAAGCTTTTGCAGCTATGTACAGAAGCAGAGTCTATTCTCACACCAAAAAAGGATTCCCGGATCATGTACCTGGGAACACCTCAAACAACTTTCACGATTTACCGTCGCCTAGCTGAACGCAACTACCGTCCGTTCGTCTGGCCTGCCCGCTACCCACGCAAAGACAAGCTTACTCAATACGAAGGTCTTCTTGCTCCGCAGATTATTGAAGACATCGAGATGGGGGTTGACGAGTGGTCCCCTACCGATCCTGATCGTTTTAGGGATGATGACCTACTGGAGCGAGAGGCCGCAATGGGTCGGTCAAACTTCATGCTCCAGTTCCAACTGGACACAGCCCTGAGTGACGCTGAGAAGTTCCCACTTAAGTTCAGCGATCTTGTGGTGACATCAGTCAACCCAACACAGGCACCTGATGCTGTGGTGTGGTGTTCGGATCCACGGAATGTCCTGCGTGATCTCCCCACCGTTGGTCTACCGGGTGACTACTTCTACTCCCCCATGCAACTCCAGGGAGAATGGTCCGACTACACCGAAACTATCTGCTCCATTGACCCCTCTGGTCGAGGTACTGACGAAACAGCAGCTACATACATCTCACAAAAGAATGGCTTTCTCTACGTTCACGAAGTACGAGCGTATCGCGACGGTTATAGCGATAACACACTTCTTGACATCTTGCGTGGGTGTAAGCGTTACAACGTCTCAAAGCTTCTCATCGAAACTAACTTCGGTGATGGCATCGTCGCAGAACTTTTCAAAAAACACCTGCAACAGACCAAACAAGCCATAGCGGTGGAAGAGGTCCGTGCAAACGTCCGTAAGGAAGACCGGATCATCGATGCCCTAGAACCTGTGATGAACCAACACCGCCTCATCATTGACCGTGGTGTGGTGGAGTGGGACTACGCCTCCAATAAAGATGCAGCACCTGAGGAACGGCTTCTGTACATGCTCTTCTATCAGATGAGTCGCATGTGTCGTGAAAAGGGAGCTATCCGACATGACGACAGATTGGACTCCCTTGCCCAGGGGGTCAAATACTTCACTGACGCGATGGGTATCAGCGCCTATGAAGCCGTCAAACAAAAGCGGATGGATGACTGGCAAGACCTTCTCCAGACCTTCCTAGACGACCCCCAGAGCGCCGCTAACCACATGGTCATGGGGTTTGACCTGGAGATGCGTCAAAAGGCTCGTGGGGCCTCCAAAGGGGCACTTCCGACGTGGGTGAACCTGAGGTAACCCCAAAAAACCACCCCAGTCATACCAAGGGATCTGGCTGATAACGGACTATAACGGGGGATGGGGGATCACTCGTCTTCGTAAACGAAGCCAAGCAATCCCCCACTATCACCTCCGGTACTTAAAAAGGAGACAAGGTAGACACAGTAGACAAGATTAGTAAAGATGTAGTTTACTAAGTTATACTATGTTAAACCTAGTTGTACCTAGTTAAACCCATACGGTTAATGATTGGTTGATCAATGAGTCATTCATTAAATTAATCAATCAATTATACCTTACTAATCCTTTCTTTCTTTAATTAACTAAATAAGTAAAATTAATAAGATAACTAATTAATTCAACAAGAGTCTTACCTAAGGTTACGCCAACAATAGGTATTACTAAGTATATGGTAACCACGTCCTTTGTACCCCCTTCATTTCCCTTGGCATCTTCTCACGTTGTACGTCTTGTACACATCACTCCTAACTCTGAAGAACTAATCTCTTACATGGCTAGGGTATCCAATCCCTCCAATCAAACAAACACTGAGACCAGTGCTAAACTAATTAAATACCTTATCAACCATAACCATTGGTCTCCATTTGAAATGGTGAACATGTGTGTGGAGATTCATACTACTCGGTCTATTGCTGCACAGATCCTTCGGCATCGGAGCTTTTCTTTTCAAGAGTTCAGTCAACGGTATGCTGATGTCACTACTATTGGTACTCCCATTATTCCAGCACTACGGAGACAGGATCTGAAGAATAGGCAGAACAGTATTGATGATCTGAGTACTGAGAAGAAAGAGATCTTCTTTCGACGTATTGGTCAACTGTTTGCTGAGTCAGAAGACCTGTACCGAGAGATGGTGAGTAGTGGTGTGGCTAAGGAGTGTGCTCGGGATGTGTTGCCTATGTCGTCTCCGTCTAGGTTGTATATGAATGGGACGATCAGGTCTTGGTTGCATTATTGTGATTTGAGGACTGGGAATGGGACGCAACGGGAGCATGCAGTGATTGCTGGTCAGGTTCAGGACTTGTTGTATGGACATGTTCCGAATGTGTGTGGTGCGATGTGGTCTAACGATTGATTAGAGGCGTCTAGAAGGGCCTAGAAGGTGGGTGGAGTGGGTGTTGGGTGTCTTTGTACGTCTTGCCTAGTTCATAGGTCTTCTAGGTCATTCTGGATGGGCTGATTAGTTTTCGGAATAAATTTGTGAAGGGATTCGCTATAGCGGGGGCGCCCATAGACCCCCCATCGCCCCTAAGTTGCTGCCAGTAGGTTATATAAACCTGTCTCTAGATCAGTGTTCTAGCGTCAAATCGGCCAAATACTGGTACAAACGTACCGTCATAGAACGTCACAATCGCTGAGATCCCTTGGTATGACTGGGTTCTTGGCCTTAAAAGTGCAGCCATCTGTCGGCCAAGGGTTGCCGAAGCGGAACCGATGCTCTACCTTTAGTTCAGGTCACGAGATCACCACGTCTCAAGCCCTATCGGCTCCACTACACCACTGCAAGTAGCCATGTTCACATCAAACCGCATCCCCCACAATTCAGGTCTTTACCACGAACAAATATTTGATGACAACATACTAGTTGCCCAGCTTCTCAGCGAGTCTAATGGCACTTATTGGTGGGTAATTACAGCCAATCAAGCGATCTCACGCGGATATCAAACAGTATCCGATGCTAAGAAAATTCTCTTCAGTGTTCTTGAGTGCAAATGAAAACAACCATTGAAGGCATCACCCTTTCCCTGATGTCAACCCTTCTATGCGGTCTCACCTTCCTAGGACTGCTAGGTATTGAACCTGCCCACACGCCACAACAAACACAAACAGTTGCCAACCTGAAGTAATGACCTGCCCTTATTCAACCTATCAACGGGCTTTAGCTTCAAAGAATCTCAGCATCGCTGAGGCTATCAACAATCCTGGCACTTTTAATCTCGCATTACTTGGCAGGCTCTCTGCAAAGGCTAAGAAAGACCCGGACTTTGTTGATGCATATTTTAAAGAAGCACACCAACACTTAAAGAATGATTTCGAGATCATGGTTCAGTTCAGGTTGTGATCATTGGCGCTACTAATACCCTTTCCAGCATTAATCGCTCTCACCTTTGCCCTTTATCAATTAAACAAAGGATGAACTATTACCTCTCGCCTGAAGATGCCCCGTGGACAGAAGAATATCGGGATGCACAACGTGTCATCAATTCAACACGTATCCATGGTGATAATCACTCCCGCCACTGGTGTGATGAAAACTCTGAAGAATTCTCGGACGCACTGCTCGGTGTCATTTAAGTTTTAGGTTCCACTAAGCCAACTACAACCCAATTACAAGCCCCAACCATGGCCCATTGGTATCATCTAACAAAGAAATCAAGCAACAAGAAAACAGGCCCTATCGCTGTCTCTACAACATCCAAGGATTCCTGCCCTAGCACATGCCCACTTAAAGGTAATGGCTGTTATGCAGACTCTGGCCCGTTACGATTGCACTGGGACGCTGTATCTGATGGCCCGTACAGAGAGAAGCCCAGGGGGACTGACATAGAGTCATTCATCCGCGACCTTAAATCACTGCCGGAAGGTAGCTGTTTTAGGCATAATCAGGCTGGTGACTTACCACACTTTGATGGCTTGATTGATGGCAAAGTCCTGGGTAAAATCACAGACGCATGCGCAGAGCGCAAATTGACTGCCTGGACTTATACGCACCACGACCCTGTGGTGCTCATTAATGAAGAAAAGATCAAACGTGCGTGTTCTCGTGGCTTTACTGTTAACATCTCGGCACACAATCAAGAAGACGCTGTAGATTGTTTCAACAGAAACATGCCTGCTGTCTGCATCGTACCCAAGAACGAAACACGTAAACATTGGGAACACGATGGTGTTAAGTTCCTGGTTTGCCCTGCCCAATGGTCTGATAAGAACTGCGCCGAATGTAAGCTATGCTCTGTTGCTGACCGGTCGTGCGTGGTAGCCTTTAAGGCGCACGGAACTCAAGCAAAGAAGGTAGAGGCTACGATCCTTGCATAAACTATTCTTCAGGTTTACACAAGCTCTTGTCGGTTCCTTCTTTGTTGTGCTGATTGGTTCTCTATTCTTTGCTCCAACATTTTCGCACAATGATAGGTATGATTCAGGCCATGCTACTATGGATTCATAACTGAATCGTGGTAGTTCGCCGACCTTTGCGGCAACAGCCAGGCTCATAGCCCTGGGGGGATCCGTCCCCTCGGGGCTTTTTTTGTGCCCGTTGATCGGGGATGGAACACGTTACGACACAAGGACGCACCACGATCATGGCCCGCATTAGTACGACTGTACCAACTAAGGTGTTCGACCAGCTTGGCAGGATCGCAGCCATGCAGGGACGCAGCCTGAGCAACCTTACGGCGTATGTGCTGGAGCGGTACATCGAGGAGATGCAGCAAAGCCTCGCATCTGCTGTGACGGTTGACAGGGTGGCATGAAAGGATTGGCCAAGCGGAACAGAGCTGGCAAAATACGCCCAACGCCGGCACTGGGACACGCTCACCGGCCAAATACGTAGCCCCGTCCAACCGCTCTTGAGAGTTGGATCCCGCCCAGGAGGTTCCTGATGTGGCGTGCGAAATGACATTTTTTTCATTGTTCCCACGACATTCATTGTCGTTCAACGTACAGCGAAGCTGTGCCCGAACCGCTACAACAACGACTTTGTCGTCAATTCTGCATGTTGCAGGCCACACTGGTGGACTGCGAGGGTGACCTGGAATCGATCCAGGAACTCGAAAGGTGCTTCAAACTGAGGTCAGTACGTGGCAAAGAAAGACCCCTTTCCAAATGATTGGGAGGAGGTCAATGACACAGACCCTGAGGATTTTGAGACTGGTTCTTACGAAGAAGTCTTAGAAGAGCTAATGACTTGGCATCTTCCTGATCCTTATGTGTGTGTCATTCGCTCGTACAACCCAACGACACAGAAGCTCCGCGAGTACGCCTACAAGTATCACTCCAAAGCCCGCAATCGCTTGTTAAAGCTTGCGGATACTGAGGAGGAGGTGACCATTCTGACTCAAGACATCATCGGAACTCTTAACTACCTGCCTTGATGATCCATGAATTTTCTTACGACGGATGAATTTTCTGAACTGCTGGAGGGTGAATCCATGACGGTCTTTCCTGATGGGCTTGCGTGTTTTGCATACGAGCGGGATTCCCTTGAGCCAACCCCTGAGGAACTGGTACGTCTGTACTACACTACTTCGTCCTGTTGGTAGGCGATGACAATCCTGTATCTCCCTGGTTTACATGTCCGTTGGTCTGAAGTAAATCTACTGCGATTCTGCCGCACCAAGGGTTCCACTCATGTAATTCTGGGAAAGGTCGAGCTAGTATGTGATTGGTTCTAGCCACGTAGTCATGGATTCCACGCCGGCATTACTTGTTGACCCAAAAGCCAAACGCATTTACGAAGCTATCGAATTGCTGCGGATTCTGGATCGGGAAATGCCGGCTCAGCTGGTCTCCACATTTCTTTACATTGCAGCGTATGAACCGGTGGACACCTTGCAAATCGGCAAGGCCACCGGTTTAGCCAAGAGCAGTGTGAGTCGAAACACTGACTGGTTGTCGAGCCATCACCGGATTAAGACCCGTGTTGGTCTTGGTCTTATCACCAAGGAGGCTAATCCCCTGAATTGGCGTACACGTATCTGCCGGTTGACACCCAAAGGTACTGCACTTCTTTACCAAATCAAGGATCAAATCTATGGAGACTCTGACTAAACTCGGTCAGTGTATTGACTACACGTACCGCACGAGAGAAGCATGGATCCAAGAGCGGCTCCGCATGTCCAAGCACGACATGTCCAACTGTGCCGTTCACTATGTGATTCAGCACATCCTCAACGCTCGTGGCCCTGGCTTTGCGATCAAGCACCTCGACGAAGAGCATGTCTCTGAGTTGATGTATGAGTTAGAGGATGAGAGGGGGTGGTCACCACGGACCACCAACAAGATCCCCACGTATTTGGGCACAGTTCTTACCCACTGCTGGGAAAAGAAGAAGATCAAAGCCTTGCCGTACCACAAGTACATCAAGCGCAAGGTCGATGATCGCCGCATCCATTGGTTCTCCAAAGATGAGGTTGAACAGCTCTACTACACCGCGTTGGATCCGTTCCGGCGCAGGGACTTAGCTGACAACATCCTAGTGGCTGCCTACACAGGTGGCCGTCAGACGGAGATCCTCAAGCTCACGGCTAAGGATGTCGATCTGGGCCAGCGGTTAATCCACTTTGGTGGCCGCCCTGATGGCCATGTCACCAAGGCCCGCAACTGGCGAGCGATTCCCATTGAGGATCGTATCTTTGACATCATTGAACGCCGTTGCCGGGAGAACTCGGGTCGGTTGTTCCCTGAGTTCACGCGAGCCGAACAGCTCCGCCGTGCCTACAACAAAGTGTTGGACCATCTCAAGATTGACAACCACTATGTCTATCACACACTGCGCCATAGCTTTGCTACGTGGCTCAACGATAAGGGTGTGCCCATTGCCACGATTCAAGCCTTGATGGGTCACAAACACATCGACAGCACGATGGTGTATCTCAAGGTCAGCCCCCGCGCCAAGGTCGAGGCGATGAGGGGTCTGTCCGACCAACCCCGCGTTACGACGCCCAAAGTTGAGCCGGTAGTGGCACCTGCTATGGTCATGCCTGACCCACAGGTCTGGGCAAAGTTCCTGGAATTCCAGGCCTTTGAGCAGGCCCGTCAAATGGCTCTGTTGCAGGCTTCCCAGCCCGTCTAGCAGCGTCTACTGGGTCGGGTGCTACGCTCCCATCCATGGAGAAACGGTTCAGTTTCTGACCCGCGCTCCTAGACAACCAGGCCAAAACCCAGGCCACCACTTGCGGATGTGGCGGAATTGGTAGACGCGCTAGTTTCAGGTTCCACATAGGAAATCGTTCCACTGAATCAACCGAGCCGGGGGAAACCCCGGTTTTTCTTTGCCTATCTGGGTTCCACTAGACCAACGACTCGTGACTTGTTCTAGTAGCAGGTTGTTCTAGTTCTCGTTGTAGTACTTACCAACTTAAAATCTATGACAACGCCAGCTCTAATTGAAGAGCAGATGGCTTTTGAACTGCAGGCCATTTCATGCGGCCACGAACGGCTGATTAAAAACACTGAGAAACTTGAAGCACGTTCTTATGCGTCAGCATCAGTGTATGGAACTCCAAGTATTAAGGCAGCATTGCCAGAGGTGGCAAGGGTTATCGAGGACACACTGCTCAGGATCCACAAGGGAAAGAACGGCAGGGACTTCGCCACGATCCACCAATACTTGGAGGAGATCGAGCCAGAGGCAGCAGCCGCCATCGCCCTCAAGATCGCCTTTGACAAAGTCTTCAGCCCTCGGGACAAGGTCAATGAGATCGCCTCGGTGATCACCTCCATTGGTGCGGCCCTGGAGCAGGAGGCACAGCTGCGCTGGTATCAATCCCAGGATCCAGAGCTGTTGGACCGCATCCGGCGCAAGTACTGGCACAGCAGTTGCGGATCGCGGCAGAAAGTGACGATTGCCCGAACCTTAATGAATCGTCACGATTACACGTGGCAAACCTGGGGGTCCGTGGTGCGGGCAAAGCTCGGGGCCTGGCTGTTGGACTGTGTCATGCAGGCCACTGGCTGGTTTGAACGGGTCACCGTGAAGCGGTTCAACGGCACACCCACGCTGATCATCCCCAGCCAGCGCTTTGCCGAGCTGCGCGATGAGCTGATGCGGGAGGCCCTGCTGTTTGCTCCGATGGCCTGGCCGATGCTGATCCCTCCTCGGGATTGGTCACCGATCAGCCCTGGTGGATACCTCATGAATGAGGTCATGAAGGGCCATGAAATGGTGCGTCGCGGTGATGACGGACTAATACAGGGGAACACTCCTCTCCTGTTTCTGAACAAGCTCCAGAAGGTGGCCTACACCCTCAACCCTGTAGTCGTGGAAACGGCGGAGGTGTTGATGGAACGGGGCTACAGGCTGGGCAAGTTCTTGCCGATTGTCGAACTCCCGTTGCCGAATAAGCCATGGGATATCGCGGACAACGAGGAAGCACGGCAAGCTTACCGGCGAGCTGCTGCTGAGGCCATGAACGAGAACGCTGCGTCCTTCAAACGGTCGTGTCGAACTCGGATGACCATGGATACGGTGAAGCTGTTTAAAGGGCGGGGCAGGTTCTATCTGCCGTGGTCATTTGACTACCGAGGACGGACTTATCCAATCCCAGCCTTTCTCACACCGCAGGATACGGACTTCGGGAAATCCCTTCTGAAGTTCGCAGAGCCCAGCTTCATGACACCAGAGGCTGAGCAGTGGTTGGCCTTTCAAGTCGCTACAACATATGGTCTTGACAAGGCCACCATGGAGGATCGCCAGATTTGGGTCAAGGACAACCTCTCCTTGATTTCTCGTGTCGCTTCGGATCCACTTGGGCAACTGAGTGATTGGGAAGGAGCCGATGAGCCCTGGCAGTTCCTTGTAGCTTGTGAGGAATACAACGCCTGTGTCATTGAGTGTTCACGTAGTTGGACATCTTTGCCTGTGGCTGTAGATGCTACGTGTAGTGGACTTCAGATCCTCGCTGGGCTCGCAAGAGATCAATCAACGGCACGATACGTAAATGTATTGAATGGTGAGAAGCCGCAGGATGCCTATAAGGCGGTTGCGGATAGTGCTAGGACTCGCTTACCGGATCACTTGGCAGTTCTCTTAGATCGAAAGGTTACAAAGAGGACTTGCCTCACAATACCTTATAACTCAACCAGGCACTCAAACCGTCAGTACATCCGTGATGCATTGAAGGAAAAAGGTGCTGAGTTTACTCCTGAAGAGTTGACCTTGATTGTCAATGCTGTAAGGGATGCCATGTTTGAAATTTTTCCTGGCCCAATGCGGGTCATGGATTGGATCAAGCAGGAAGTTGGAGCTGCGTTCAAGCGGGGCGCTGATCACCTGCAGTGGCAGACACCATCTGGTTTCGTTGTAAAACAAAACCGGAGAAAGCGGAAGATTAAAACAGTCAATCTTCAGGTACTTGGCCGCTGTGAAGTCAACCTCACGACCGGCTTTGAAGGTCCAGATGTCAACGGACACAAGTCCAGCACTGCACCAAACCTGATCCACTCCCTGGATGCCAGCCTTTTGCACATGGCATTCCTGAAGTTCACTGCACCCTTCACCGTCATCCACGACTCAGTTCTGTGCCGTGCCACAGATATGTCTGAGTTGAACCGTGTAGTCAGGGAGACCTACTACGAAATCTTTGCCAACGGCAACTTCCTTCAGGAGTTTGCTGACGCAATTGGAGCAGAGACAGACCCACCAATCATCGGGGATCTCGATCTCGACTCTGTACTTGAATCCACTTACTTTTTTTGTTAATCAAACATGGGCACCACTCACGTAATCAAGGACAAGACTTTCACTCTTGAGGGCTTTCAGTCTCCCTTCAAGGCAGGTAAGTTTGGCACTTGTGGGATCAAAGTGATTGTTGATCAAGATACTGTAGACACTCTGGAAGCAGAGCGTGATGACATGATCACAAGCAAGATCCAAAAGCAACCTGATCCAAAGCGTTGGGTTGCTGCACGTAACACGAAATGGTCTGATGTTGATGATGGAAAGTATGTCATCAACTTCACTTGGAAGCCCGACCAAGCACCTGTGTTTGTGGATAGTGAAGGCACTGTAATCACTGAAGAGATTCCCCTTTACAGTGGCAGTGCTGTGAAGATCAAATTTGATCACTATCCTTACCCGGACAATACCCGCAAGGAAGTAAACACGACCTGCAAGCTCCTGAAGGTTCAGGTTATTAGCTGTAGCGGTGGTGCTGGGGTGGACAGTGGTGGTCTGGATTTTGACAAAACTGAAGGCTTCAAGCTTGGTACACCACGTGTGTCTATGAATCCTCCCGATGAAGACACTAACGACGATTTCTGATTGAGTCATGGCATTCCGCTCTGGGTTGGAAGAGAAGGTTGCTGATCTTCTCACCAACCTGGGGGTTAAGTACGAATACGAGTCAACCAAAGTTCCATACGTGCTTCGGTGTAATTACACGCCGGACTTCTTGCTGCCAAATTCTGTCTTTCTTGAGACGAAGGGTCACCTCACCGAGGAGGACCGCCGCAAGATGAAAGCAGTGAAGGAAGCCAACCCTGAGTTGGACATTCGTTTCGTCTTTCAATCCCCCTACAACAAGATCTACAAAGGATCAAAGACAACCTACGCCAAGTGGGCCGAGAAACACGGCTTCCTGTGGTGTGCTTACCACTCCATCCCTATTGAATGGTTGACCTAAAAGTAATTAAAGATCTTGCGGCCAACCTGATCATGGCCCTTGATAAGCACTCGTCTCCCAATGACATCGTCGAAGGATTTGAGGATGCCCTTGATGAGTACGAAGAATTGATCCAACGATTCCATGCATCAAGCCAGCCACGCTGTACAAAGTGAGTTCTCTGCTCATGAACCCTGCCCTGCTTGTGGATCACGAAACAATCTGGGGCGTTACGACGACGGTCACGGCTACTGCTTTGGTTGTGGCTATTGGGAACCTGCTTCTGGTGATGTTGTACAAAGACAAAAGGAATTCATGACCTTCACCCTTAAAGGTGCCCCTGGACCACTTCCACGTCGAAAGATTAGTGAAGAGGTCTGCCGAAAGTATCGTGTACAGCGCGATGACAAGCGGCTGTACTTCCATTACTTCACGCGTGAAGGAACATGTACTGGTGCAAAGGTTAAGACCGCCGACAAACAATTCAGTTGGGAGGGCAGTAATCCTGAGCACACATTCTTTGGACAGCATCTCTTCCCAAGCACTGGAAAGAGAGTGGTTATCACCGAAGGAGAACTCGATGCGCTTTCGTGTTGTGAAGCTATGCCGGGGTGGCCGATGGTTTCAATATCGGATGGTGCCCATTCGGCAAAGCGGTCGATACAAAGGCAGCTTGAGTGGCTCCAGGGCTACGAAGAGATTGTGTTGTTCTTCGACAATGACGACCCTGGCCGTCAAGCGGCGAAGGATGCAGCAAGCGTTCTCCCACCAGGCAAGGTTAAGATCGCTCGCCTCAATGATTGGAAGGATGCTTCCGATGCATTACAGGCAGGCGAGGCACAAAAGATTAGAGAAGCGATCTGGAATGCGATTCCATTCCGCCCAGATGGCATTGTCGATGCGAAGAACCTCCTTGAAGTAATCACCACTCCAAATCCACCTTGTGCTCATGAGTACCCCTACAGCGGTCTGCAAACGAAACTACACGGGATCAGATATGGAGAGCTTGTCACAGTTACTGCAGGCTCTGGTATTGGTAAATCCAGCTTCTGTCGTGAACTCGCAACTCACCTTCTCAACAGCGGAGAACGGGTTGGCTACTTGGCGCTTGAGGAGAGTAACCGTAGAACCGCCTTGGGATTGATGTCTGTTGCCGAAGGAAAGGCCTTCCACATTGGTGAACACGAACGTGAAACGCTAATTCAAGCGTATGACAAAACAATCAAAGACTGGAGCCTTTACCTCTTTGATGGGTTTGGGTCTTTTGATCCTGATGTTATCTACAACCGTATCGAGTATCTGGCTCAAGGCTTGGATGTCAAAGTTGTCATCCTTGACCACCTCAGCATCCTACTGAGTGGGCTAGACGGTGATGAAAGGCGGATGCTGGATGTGACGATGACCAGATTGCGTTCACTTGTTGAACGGACTGGCATTGCGATGTTCCTTGTATCTCACTTGCGTCGGACAACCAATGACAAGAATCACGAGGAAGGGGCTCGCGTCACATTGGGACAGCTGAGGGGATCTGCGTCTATATCGCAGCTAAGTGATGCCGTTATTGCCTTGGAACGCGATCAACAAGCTGACTCCAACACAACTATACGAGTCCTCAAAAATCGGTACTCCGGTGAAGTTGGGCCTTGTTGTGAGCTTACTTACGACCTTGACACCTGTCGTTTTACTGAACACAAACTTGAAGATGAATTCCAACCAAACCCGGACTTCTAACTACGAGCAACTCCTTCAACGTCCAAAGCCGCCGTCTCCAGAAATGGTGCAACGAGCGCAACCCTTCCGAGCCGACACCATCCAGGTAATGGAAGCGGTGATCAGAACTCCAAAGTATCAGTATCCCACTGAATGACTGACGACACCCTCATCATCTGCACACCAGATGAGCTAGTAGCCATGCACAGCCGTGGTGAAGTAGGTGAGACCGGTTTCTGCATCACCCTTGAGGCATTGTTTGAGGTGTTGTGTGAGCACTACGGAGTTAACCCGCATTGGAGTCCCACTGATGTCTACTAATGAACCTTCTCTTTGACATCGAGACAGACGGCCTCTACAACAACGTAACCCAGATTCATTGTGTTGCTATCAAAGACCTTGGTAACGGTGAAACTTATGTCTTCAATGATGTCGGTACTCAGCCACCCATTTCACGTGGTATTGCGATGCTGGAGGAGGCTGACACGATCATTGGTCACAATGTGATCGGGTATGACGTACCAGTAATTCAGAAGTTCTATGCATGGTTTACCCCAAAGCGGCCTCTTGACACTCTTATTCTTTCTCGCCTTTATCATCCTGACCTTCTTAAGATCGACCGAAAGGTGAACGACAAGGGAGAGTCAGTGTGCCGCTGGAAAGACATGCCACTGAAGCTGGTAGGTAGGCATTCACTTGAAGCTTACGGCTATCGACTAAAGGTGTACAAAGGTACATTCGCAAAACACACCGACTGGAAGGAATGGTCTCAAGAAATGGAGGATTACTGCAAACAAGACCTAGAGGTCACTCAACAACTATGGAAACATTTCCAGAAATACCTGGATGGGTCTTACTTGAACACCAAGTTGCAGAAATCCTGACCAGACAAGAACTCCATGGATGGTACTTCGACGAGCGATCCGCTTATGAGTTGGAATCGGAACTACGATCTTCACTTGAATCGTTGTCAGCAGCTCTCCGCAGACGGCACCCTTTCGTTGCGGGAAGCGAGTTTACTCCTCGTCGCCCTAACAAGACCACGGGATATTTCACTGGATGCACTTTTACGCGCATCAAGGATCTTAACCCCACCAGTCGAGAGCACATCGCCTGGGTGATGAAGGAGTTCTACGGATGGAAACCTACTCAGTTCACTGACAAAGGGAAAGCAACCGTGGATGAAGTTGTCTTGACGGACATCGGCACTCCAATTGCTCTGGAGTTTCTCCAGTGCTTGGAATTGAAAAAGCAGCTTGGCATGTTGACGGAAGGCATCAATGCCTGGCTAAAGCTTTGTCGAAATGGTCGAGTCCATCACCACTGTTCAGTTGCAACAAACACGCATCGATGTGCTCATCGAAATCCAAACCTAGGACAAGTCCCTTCGGATGCACGATTCAGACGATTATTCCAATCAACTCCAGGACTATGCATGGTTGGCGCCGATCTTAGCGGCATCGAGTTGCGGATGTTTGCGCATTACCTTAGTCGTTATGACGATGGGCGCTATGGTGAAATCCTGCTTAATGGTGATATCCACCAAGTTAATGCCGACAAGATTGGCATTAGTCGTAAGCTCGTCAAGACCGTTACCTATGCTTTTCTTTACGGGGCTGGGAACGAAAAGATCGGACTCTCATATGACCCTCAACTTCCAACCGTTAAGGCAAGAAAGAAGGGTGCAGAAATACGTCAAGCGTATCTCGATGCAATTGAAGGTCTTGAGAGCCTTGTTAATGCCGTCAAGGAAAAGGTTCAATCAGCTGGCTATGTCAATTCAATTGACGGACGACGTATCGCTGTTGATGGCCCCCATAAGGCGCTGAACTACCTGCTGCAATCAGGAGCTGGTGTCATCGCAAAGCGTTGGATGCTAATTGCCAACGATCAACTGAAACAACTGAATATTGATGCACATCAGTTGGGGTTTATACACGACGAAGTGCAGTTTGAATGTAACCCCGCTCATGCGGACACTCTAATGTTTAATCTTGAACTCGCAGCAGCTCAATCTGGAGAGTACTACAACCTCCGAATTCCAATCGCCGCTGAAGCTAGTACCGGGAAAACCTGGGCTGAAACCCACTGACTGCAACAGAAAGGGTGACTACTGGGAGTTGCACACCTCACTAGTTGCTTGGAAAAAGGGTGCTGAAGTCTTCAAAAACATAGGCTGTAGTGGGGATACAGATCTAGTGATATCGCACAAGGGGCACCTCTTGAAGTGTGATGTGAAGGTAATGACTAAACGTGGAAGAAACTACTACGCTCCACAAATTGGAAGAGTCGCGCCTGGTGTGTACATGATCGCAGTACATCCAATCACACATCAGATTAGTTGGCATCCAAAGACAGTGCCGGCTGGCCTTGAAAACTTCTGGGAAAAATAAATGCCACCACTCAAATCAAAAACAAACCTAGCCCACAAACAATTTGAATCACGTGCCAAGTTCAAGCATACCCGCCAAGGGAACGGGACCCGGTCACTCCAAAAGGACACAAAGAAACTGCGACGAGGTCAGGGTAAATGACACTACTCATTGACGCTGATTACCTCGCATACAAATCATGTGCAGCCTGCGAAGACGAGACAGACTTTGGTAATGACGTAATCGTTGTCACCAGTCGGTTCTCCGATGTCTTGGACATGTTCCAACGGGAACTCAACAGCATTGTCGAGTGTCTCGGTGGGATGGATGATGTGATGCTGTTCTTCAGCAGCCCTACAAATTTCAGGAAGAAAATTTCTCCCGAATACAAAGGACACCGAACTCGTAAGAAGCCATGCGGCTACAAACGTTTGCTCAACTGGTGCGGCGATAACTACGACACGATCATGATTGACGACCTGGAAGCAGATGATGCTCTGGGTGTCTTCGCTACTGATCCTGTTGAGGCTGATGCTGGCCACATCTTGTGTTCACCAGACAAAGACATGCGGCAGATCCCTGGTCAACTATTTGACCTAACAAACCCTGTGACTGAAATCACCAAGGAGATGGGGGATCGTTGGCACCTGATTCAAACGATGAGTGGTGACCAGACGGATGGCTACGGAGGTGTTCCTGGGATTGGAATCAAACGGGCTGTGGCTCTGTTTGAAAAGAAAGGTTGGACATGGGACACCGTTGTTGAAACCTTTGAAGAAAAAGGACTGACTGCTGATGATGCTCTTTCTAATGCACGGCTTGCCAAAATCCTTCAATACGAAAACTTCGACCGTGACACAAACACCCCAGTCCTTTGGACCCCCACCTCCAGTGATGGAGCTGACAATGGAACAACAGTTCAAGCTGCGGCGGCTGACGGATCTGCTGCCTGACGCCAAGAAGGAAGACATCATCACGGTCTTCATGGCACTACAGCATCAGAACTTTGTTCTTTCAAACACCGTATCTAACCTAGTTAAACAATGGCCAATGCCAAGGGACCAGGCTACTACAAACGTGGAAGCATAGAAGTTTGGGATTTTGTCCGTGACCAGCAACTCAACTACCACTTAGGAAATGCAATCAAATACATCTGCCGTGCTGGACACAAAGACGACGCACTCGCAGACCTCGACAAAGCAATCCACTACCTCGAAAACGAACGTGAGTTTCTACGAAACAGCTGCCTACGAGTTCAGGAACAAGTACGAGCAGCCGCTCGGGCTGACGACTTCCTCTTTGAATCTGCAGCAGAATTTGATCGATGAGGAGCACCTTGAACTTGCTCATGCGTTCTTGCTGCTGAAGCAGGACATCACGAACAAGCGGGCACGGGCTCACATGCTAAAGGAGCTGGCTGATCTGACGTATGTCATCCACCAAATGGCTGCTTGCTTTGGGTGGGATCTGCAAACTGCATACAACCGAGTGCATGGAAGCAACATGTCCAAGCTCGGTGAGGATGGAAAGCCTATCCACCGAGAGGATGGAAAGATCCTCAAAGGACCGAACTACTACGAACCTGAATTGATTGATCTTGTATGACCGAAGAGCAGCAAGCTGTACTGGAAGCAGCTATTGACTTAGTCAATGGTGGGCTGGATGCAGAGGAAGCTATGTACTGCTATCGGGTCATTCAGAACTACGTACTTAATTGTCCAAAGAAACCTAGTAATGAAGACTGAACAAATTGCACGAACTGGCCGTGTAGAAAACTGGATCAACGATCCAACCTCCCGACTTCCTGTCTCCTGCACCGTCTTCGTTGTGGAAGACACCATGGAAGGACCAAATGGAATTGAAGCAAGCTGGCGTTTCGTCAGCCACGCCTTGCGCTACGGAGCTGGTGTAGCGGTCCACCTGTCTAAGCTCCGACCTAAGGGTGATGAGAACGGGAAAGGGCTTGTAGCCTCTGGCCCCGTCTCCTTCGCCAAGATCTACTCGACCCTGAATGAAGTACTCCGACGCGGGGGTGTTTACAAGAACGGTGCTGTCGTGTGCCATCTTGACCTTAACCATCCTGACATCCTTGAGTTTATTGAAGCTAATCGATCTGATCTTCCTTGGGTAAAGCGGTGTGTAAACATCAATCCCCATTGGTGGACTGAAGCTTCTCAAGAGGTTCGGGATGCTCTGATCTTTGGTATCAAGCGTGGAGACATTTGGCTCAACAAAACAAAGGTAGACAAAGATGGAAATCGTATCCGAGGAAACGTATGCCTGGAAGTGTACCTGCCTTCACGAGGAACCTGTCTTCTGCAGCATGTCAACCTCGGGGGATGTGAACTCGATGACATTCAAGGTGCGTTTGTCAACGGAATGTCCGAGCTGTGCAGCCTACACTCCAAAACGAATGTCGGAGATAGTGGGGAGTACCTACCTAGCGAGACTGATCGCCAAGTCGGTCTCGGAATGCTTGGCCTTGCCAACCTACTCCGACGCTATGGAGTCTCTTACAAAGAGTTCGGTGAAGCCCTCACAAAGGTGAATGCAGGTCGTGACTTTCGTAATGAAGTAGAGACTCCTGCTGTGCTGATTGCTAAGGCACTGAAGGAAGGTGTCGAAGCTGCTGCCCAGGTGGCTCGCTTCTACTCGATGGATCGTGCCTTTGCCATCGCTCCTACTGCCTCGTGCAGCTACCGCTACAAAGACCTCGATGGGTACACCACCTGTCCTGAGATCGCTCCTCCTATTGCCCGCCAGGTTGACCGTGATAGCGGTACGTTTGGTGTCCAGAGCTTTGACTACGGTCCAGTTGAGATCGCATCTGAAGTTGGCTGGGATGACTACTTCAATGTAGCCAATGGTGTCGTCTCACTCCTCAACGGTACAGGCCTCCTGCACGGTTACTCATTCAACAGTTGGAGCGATGTCGTCACATACGACGAAGCGTTCATTGAAGAGTGGTTGAACTCGCCACAAACGTCGCTGTATTACAGCCTTCAAGTGATGAGTGATGTACAGGATAAGTCCAGTGCATACGCTGCATTGGATGAGGCTGAGGTTGACGACTACCTGGATTCCATCCTTGGCGATCCAGCACCAGATTGTAATTGTGGAGAGTAATGAATCCCTATCAAAAGCTACAGAATAGAAAGCGGACCTGGACTCCTGTTCAGACAACTGCTGGACAAGTAAAGGAAGGTGCAGAGGAAGTCATCTTCCGAGCCCTGGCAATGCGTCACATGGAACTACCCGTTGGAGACTTCATTGAATCTGCTCTTAGTGAAATTCCAGTTCTATCGCAAGACCTACTGCGATCCAATATCAAAGACGAAGAAAACCACGACCTGGCTCTCGGCTACATTGCCAATGCTCTCGGCGTTGATCCGAAAGCTGAGGAAGAAGCCAAGAGAATTAGAGAAGCGTGGACGACGCATCCTGATCACACAGTCCTCAAGGCACTGGTGGCCGAGCGTGCGGTGTTCTTCGTACTACTCCCACTGTTTAGGTTTAATGGTGACGCTGGACTCAGGACCGTATCAGCTGACATCAGCCGAGATGAACAGATCCACGTTGCTGCCAACAGTATCGTATGCCGAGAGCTTGGGCTTACGCCCTCTGCAAGTCTCGACAAACTCCGTAAGGCAACAATAAATTGGGTGATGCAGCCGTTGAAGGCAGCAAGTCCTGATAAGTATCTAAGCAAAAAATTTTGGCTGGATGCAAGCGACCGTCTGATGTACGAAGGTAAGGCACCCGAACTTTCCGAGACCAAACGAGGACGAGTTCCGGCTTTCTTTGAACATGCAAATACAAACCTCCCGCAATATGCTTAACCTCGGCCTTACGGTCGAGCGACTTGTGCAAGAGCTGGAGGATAACTTCCCCCAGTTCCTGCCACAACCAAGCGATCCAGTAAACATGATCATGTACAAGAGTGGTCAGCGTTCAGTGGTCGAGTGGATTGTTAACCGATTATCCGACGAGGATTTAAATGGCCAAGAATAACAACAAGAAGGCAGATCCGCCTTCGGTACGCCAAGCGATCAAGGATCTTGGATCAAACGGCAACCTTAGCAAGAACGAGGTTATGAAGATCTCGAATCAAACTGGTAAGGATGTCGATCAAGTCATCCGCCAGCTTGATAAGGTCAACGCAAACAGTGCTGCTAATAACAAGGCACCTATTGGTCTTGGTAGTGCAGCATTCAATAGCTTGCTGCAGACTCCGACTTCACGCACCGTTATGGGTCAGTCGCCGGCAAGTCTTGGCCTGAGTGATCCGTACAACAACTACGGTAGTGGTGCTATCGGCCAAGCAGTTACACAAGCCAAAGGAACTTCTGATTTCAATGGTACGAGTACTGCCGGTACAGGTAAGATCCCTCAAGGTCAGCAAGTTATCGGTTCCTACAACGGAGCACCTCAGCTGCAGATCAAACCACAAGCAGTTGCGAATGCTAGTTCCTCCGGCCGTGGGGCTGGTCCTTATGACGGCATGGAAATTAAACCATCCGATCCAAATGGTCCGGGTCCTTGGGCTCCTGGAACTGGTGCTGGTGGCGGAGAAGCGGCACCGCCACTGTTGCCTGAAGAAAAGCCCGACCCAATTGCACTCAGCAGTGGAACGGGCTCTACTGTTGACGGCACGGCTACGTCTTTCCGTCGTAAGAGGTCAACGGCTCGTGCTGCCGGTTTGACTAGTCGTGGTACTGGTCAGTTCCGTAACACCCTTAAGGTCGGTTCTGCTTCCGGCGTCAATATTGGCATGTAAAGATGACAGCTCGTACACGGTATGATTATCTCACACGAAACCGTACACAGACTCTCGACGTTGCTGTTCAGTGTTCCGAACTGACTCTTCCCTATCTGATTCAACAGGAAGAGTACGTCGGTCGAACCTCCTACAAGCGTCTGATTACTCCGTGGCAAAGCGTTGGTGCAAAGGGTGTGGTGACGTTGGCATCGAAACTGATGCTTGCTCTCCTACCTCCACAGACCAGCTTCTTTAAGCTACAGATTAATGATTCCAAGTTAGGTGTTGAGCTTCCGGCAGAGGCACGGTCTGAACTGGACCTGAGCTTTGCCAAGCTTGAACGGATGGTGATGGACTCGATTGCTGCAAGCAGTGATCGGGTTGTGATTCACCAAGCAATCAAGCACCTTGTGGTTGGAGGTAATGCTCTGATCTACATGGGTAAGGAAGGTCTTAAGTTGTATCCGCTGAACCGGTACGTTGTAGACCGAGATGGTAACGGCCAGGTGATTGAGATCGTCACCAAGGAGCGCATCAGTAAGAAGCTATTGGGACCACTGGCTACGGCTGTACCTAATGCTCCTGGTGATGACGGCTCGAATGACGAAGAAGACGTTGAAGTCTTCACCCATGTCCGACGTGATAACAACCGTTGGATCTGGCACCAAGAAGTTCTGGATAAGATCCTTCCTGGGTCAATGGGTAAAGCACCTATTGATGCAAGTCCTTGGCTTCCATTGAGGTTTAACACCGTTGATGGTGAATGCTTCGGGCGTGGTCGCGTTGAGGAATTCCTCGGTGACTTGCGTTCTCTTGAAGCGTTGATGCAAGCGTTGGTTGAAGGTTCTGCTGCTGCTGCAAAAGTGGTCTTTGTTGTGTCTCCTAGTAGTACGACAAAGCCTGCAACTATTGCTGCTGCTGGAAATGGCGCCATCGTCCAGGGGCGACCCGACGACATCGGTGTCATCCAGGTTGGCAAAACTGCTGACTTCCGTACAGCTGCTGAGATGGCATCAACACTTGAACGGCGAATCAGCGAAGCAATGCTTGTACTGAATCCACGTCAGAGTGAACGCACTACTGCTGAAGAAGTGCGGATGACTCAGATGGAACTGGAGCAACAACTCGGTGGACTATTCAGTCTTCTGACTGTTGAGTTCCTGATTCCATATCTGAATCGAAAACTGAATGTGATGCAACGAAGCGGTGAAATCGTCAGGCTTCCAAAGGGTCTGGTTAATCCAACCATCGTTGCTGGTATCAACGCTCTTGGTCGTGGTCAAGATCGGGAAAGCCTTACATCGTTCCTGCAGACGATTGCCCAGACCATTGGACCTGAAGCTCTTAGTAAGTACATCAACCCCGACGAGGCAATCAAGCGTCTTGCTGCTGCCCAAGGCATCGATGTACTGAACCTGATCAAGAGCATGGAAGCACAACAAGCTGAGATGCAACAACAGATGGGTATGCAGAAGGAGATGGCTCTGGTCAACCAGACTGCTGCTCTTGCAGGTACACCGCTGTTCGATCCCAGCAAGAATCCAGATGCAATGACTTTACTCAATGGACAAACAGACACCCAGCAAGCCCCAACGGGTCAAGAAGGAACCCCTCCACCCGGTCTCTAATCCTCTTACCCAGGAAGACCGCGAAGAGTTCAATGAAAACAAATACGCCCGTCGTACCAACCTGATTGGTAAATCGACCATTGGTCGTCCTAATCGTGTTGAGTCGGTTGGTCTTGGTAATCTAAAAGTACAAACTTCTTATGGCATTCAACCTGACGTATGACCCCTCCGACGATCCGACAGCTCTTGAAGAGGCTGAGGCTCGTGACTCTGAAAGTCTGGAGATTGGTGAACGTCTAGCACAAGAACAAGAAGCCCTGTTGGCTGGTAAGTATCGTGACGCTGAAGAGCTGGAACGTGCTTACCTTGAACTTCAATCGAGGTTCAGTCAGCGTGGACAGGAACCCGAAGCCGAGGAACCTGAAGTAGCAGAGCAGGAAGAAGAGGTGATCGAGGAGGGAGACTATTCCTTCCTTAATCGTCTTGCTGAGGAGGCTGACTCTGGTCAGTTTTCTGATGAAACTCTGCAAGCTCTGGAGGGGATGTCAGCTGCTGATATTGCTGATATGTTCCTCAGCTACCGACAGAACGCTGAGCCTCAAGTTGAGAGCTATGCTCTTGATGAGACTGATGTCAGTGAACTAAAGGGTGTTGCTGGTGGTGAGCAGCAATACAACAACATGATGGCATGGGCAGCTCAGAACCTTTCACCGGAGGAGATTCAGGTCTATGACCAAGTTATGGACCGTGGAGATCCTCAAGCTATTTACTTTGCTATTCAGGCTTTGAGCTACCGATTCAATGATTCCGTTGGGTATGACGGTCAGCTGTTGACCGGTAACGCTGCACGAACTGTGGATGCATTCCGCAGTCAGGCAGAGGTTGTCCGTGCAATGAGTGATCCTCGCTATGAAAACGATCCGGCCTACCGGCAGGATGTGTATGACAAGCTGGAACGTTCCAACCTCCAGTACTAGTCAAGTAAAAACGTGACAGTCGAGTAAGCAATATAAAAGTCCTTTGCAATGAACTAATGCTAACTCTGACACTTACACTTGCTTCTCTCGCTTCGTGGTATGGCATTCCATATCACGGTAGACGCACCGCTTCTGGTGAGATCTACAACATGAATGCACACACTGCTGCTCACCGCACACTCCCATTTGGAACCAAAGTCCGAGTGTGTAGCACCACAACCAAGAGGTGTACGAATGTCACTATTAATGATCGTGGACCTTTTGTTCATGGTCGTGATATTGATTTGAGTAGGGCAGCAGCTGATGCGATTGGCTTGAGGAGCATGGGTGTAGGTCAAGTAACCATCACACCGGTACATTAATCATGACCTATTCAGGCGCCACTACATTCAATGTCCCGAACAATCGGCATGCGGAGCATGTTGAGACTCTCGGCATTCCTACCGTAGCTAGGCAACTTACTGCTACTACAACTTCTGCTAATACAGCATTGACTGCCAACATCTCTCGTATCAGTATCCGTGCTCGCGGTTGTGATATTCGATATGTAGTTGGCGTCGGTACTCAAACTGCTAATGCCTCTACTGGCCACTTCATTGCCAACGGTGAGCGGCTTGATCTGGCTGTACCGTTTGGTGCAAACATTGCTGTCATTCGTGAATCTGCAGCTACTGTAAATGGTAGCTTGGCCCTTACCGAGCTTACCTAATCATGAGACTGCTTGGCACCAAGCTGGCGGCAAACTCTTCGCATCGTGGGTTTGGTGACCAGCTTTATGACCTATCAGGTCAACTACCTTCATTAGATCTCAACTTCGCTGCTAACAAGAGTCTTATTGATTCCGCAAGTGGCCAGAACCTTGTCACCTTCACCCGCGCCAGCAGCGGCACCTACGTGGGCAGCGACGGGCTGATTCGGACGGCGGTGACGAACCTCCTGCTGCGGAGTGAGGAGTTTGAGAGTGCGAGTTGGACGCCTGGCCAAACCAGCGTCAACGCAAATGTGATTCAGAGCCCCAATGGAAGCCTCACGGCAGATAAGTTAATTGAAAACAGCAATACTAGCACTCATTTAATTCAACAAATTATTGCTCATACTTCTGGGACTACTTACACAGCGTCGTGTTTTGTAAAAGTTGCAGAACGAACGTTTTTTAGCATTGCATTTGGCTCCGGATTTATAGGAGCTCAAGCTAATTCGTTTTTTGATCTATCTAATGGCACTACGCCAACATCAGGAGCGACTGTTGTTAATGTTGGCGATGGATGGTTTCGATGCTCATTTACAGTTGCTGCAACCGCCAGCGCGTCGTCTGCGGTTCAATTTAGATTAGCAACTAGCACTTCTGTTGCCAACTACACTGGCGATAACACCTCCGGTATTTACCTCTGGGGAGCCCAACTAGAGCAGTCGTCTAGTGTGGGTGAATACATCCCTACTACCAGCACGATTAACAGTGCGCCCCGCTTCGACCACAACCCCACGACCGGCGAAAGCCTGGGGCTGCTGGTGGAGGAGCAGAGGACGAACCTGCTGCTGCAGAGCAATGGGTTTGATACGACATGGATAAACACACTATCAAGTGAAACAGCCGCCGCTGGAATTGCACCAGACGGAACAAACACAGCTTGGGAGCTAAGGGATACGTTGGACGCGTCTTCCAATAACCACATCATTACACAACCAGGTATAGCTTTTGCTAGCGGCACTGCTTATACATTCTCCGTGTTTGCGAAACGGGGTACTCTAGAAAGTGTCGCAGTGGTGTTTCCGTCAGCAATGCTTGGGAATGCAACTATTGGAATAAAGGCGAATATCACCAACGGAACAATAGTGGCAAGCGCCACTGGTGCCACAAACATAATTACTGCTTACCCAAACGGCTGGTATCGAATTACCACCACCATGACTGCTACGACCAGTGGCACTGGTGCTATGCAAATTCGCACGGCTCTATTAATTGGCGGAACAGGAACTACTTACCAAGGCGACGGCACCGGCACCATCCTGATCTGGGGTGCGCAGCTAGAAGCCGGCGCTTTCCCCACCAGCTACATCCCCACAACAACCGCAACGGTCACCCGCAGTGCAGACGTGGCCAGCATCACGGGGGCGAACTTCAGCAGCTGGTATCGGCAGGATGAGGGGACGGTGTTTAGTCAGGCCATTCTTCCACCTGGAGCATTTAATACAATTGTTAACATTAACACTACAAACAACGACACTATTACTAGCCGTACAACAGCAACACAAGCAAACTTTAATGTAGTCGTTAGCGGAACAACTCAGACAGGAGCACTGAATATATCTTATTCCCCTTATACGGTTCTTAAGTCGGTTGGCTGCTACGCATTAAATGATTTTGCTTTGTCAGCAAATGGCGCCACTCCAGTAACGGACGCAACGGGAACAGTTCCAGCAGTTATTCAAGCAAATATTGGTCGTAACGCGGCTAATACTAATTACGCTAACGGCACTATTGCGCGTTTAGCCTACTGGCCCCAGCGCCTCAGCAACTCCACGCTCCAGGCGGTGACGCAATGACCCACTACCTACGCTTTCCCGATGCCGTATCTGGCATGACTGCCTTGGACAATGCAGGGCTGTTGGATGACGGGTTGAACCCCATCACGGCTAGTCACACCCATGCACTGGATGTAATCGGCACCATCTCCATCGGCGGTGAGTACGACCCAGAAACTGGCGAGGTGCTGGCGCCTCCCACGGTGCTGGACGGCTGGCATGTGAACTACATCGGTGAGCTGCCCGAGGGCTGGGACGCCTATGTGGTCAGCCCTGAGCAGCCGGTGCGAGTATTCGCATAACAATAACTGGACTGGGGACACCTCAGAGTCGGATCCCCTTTTCTTTGACTATTGGCCCGCTAAGGCGGACACCCTTTAGTCATTGACAGTCTGGAGAGACAGACAAAAAACAAAACACTTGAATGCACATGACATCACGTCTTGTGAATTCCTAACCGGTTAGGGAGAACTATTAACTTCTCTCTCTTTTCTAACAATGGCTAACGCCACTCAATCCGTACTCGGTACTCTTAATAAAGCTGTAGCCGATACCGCTGGTAATCGTGCATACGATACCAAATACGCTACCTACCTCAATAATGGGGCCTCATCCAAGTAATTGGCTGAGTGCATCGGGTGAATTGCTGGAACCCTAAGGGTATAATATACCTATGGCAATCAGCAGCCAAGTCTTGCACGTTCTTGCAAGAAAGGTCCAGAGACTACATGGTGTGTCAAGCGTGGCACGTAATACATGATTAGCGCCCGACATCCCAAGTGGATGAAGATATAGTCCTCCCCTAATCGAAAGACTAGGATACGGAGCAAATTGTTCAGCGGCGAGCTGTTCAAAGCTTATGAGTCCGCCACGATTGCACGTGATACCGTGCAGCGTCGTACTCTGAAGAACGGCAAGTCCCTGCAGTTCATCTTTACCGGTCGTATGACCGCTGGTTACCACACCCCTGGTACTCCTATCCTTGGTAGTGGTGATCCCCCGGTGGCCGAGAAGACCATCGTCTGTGACGACCTGCTCGTCAGCTCTGCCTTTGTGTATGACCTGGACGAGACTCTCGCTCACTACTCGCTGCGCGGCGAGATCTCCAAAAAGATCGGTCATGCCCTCGCTGAGGCTTATGACAAAAAGATCTTCCGTATGATCGCCAAGGCCGCACGTGAGGCGCACCCCATCACTGCAGCTCCTGGTCCTGAGCCCGGTGGTTCGATCATCCAACTGGGTGTTCAGAAGGAGTTTGATGCTCAGTCTCTGGTGGACGCTTTCTTTGAAGCTGCAGCTATTCTCGACGAGAAGAACCTGCCCAAGACTGGCCGTCATGCTGTGCTGTCTCCCCGTCAGTACTACGCACTGATCAGCCAGGTCGATTCCAACATCCTCAACCGTGACTACGGTGCCTCCCAAGGTAACCTGAACAGCGGTGAAGGCCTGTATGAAATCGCTGGTATCACCATCAAGCGCAGCAACAACCTGCCTTTCCTGGCCGGTAACGTGGCTGCTGTGAGTGGTGAGAACAACAACTACTCCGGTGACTTCAGCACCCACTGCGGCCTCATCTATCAGAAGGATGCTGCTGGTGTGGTGGAGGCCATCGGTCCTCAAGTGCAGACCACCTCTGGTGATGTCTCTGTGCTGTATCAGGGCGATGTGATCCTGGGCCGTCTGGCCATGGGTTGCGGCACCCTGAACCCCGCTGCTGCTATCGAGCTGCAGTCTGCTCGTTCCTGAGGTATTTAACCAATGGCTGCTTCTAACGCCGCTGGCGTCTGCACCACTGATGCTGAACGCAAATCGGTGGCTAAGACCCAAAAAGGCTACGGCACTGCTGTGGCTGACTCTGCTGTCAAGTCGGTGACCAAAGGTCTTCGTCTTGCCTACCCCAGCGTTGAGTGCAACATCACCAACGTCTGATCTTTTAATTACGGGGGAGCTTATTAAGAGTTCCCCTCTTTTTCTTTAATAGTGATATGCCCCTTCCTAGTGCTTTAGTGGCCACCGAACTGGCTGCCGTAAATCAAATACTCGGAGCAGTAGGACAGGCTCCTGTCACTACTCTCGATCAAACCAACCCTGACGTAGCTATCGCATACGACACCTTGAATGAGGTGAACCGTGAAGTGCAAGCAGAGGGGTGGTCATTCAACACAGAATCTGAATTCCCATTCAAACCGGACGACAACGGTGAGATTGCAATTGCTGACAACATCCTTCTTCTTGATCTTTCCGACCTACCGGAGAATCGAGGGGTTGAGGTAGTCCGCAGGGATAGCAAGTTGTACAACAAGATCGATCACAAGTACACATGGACAGACACACTGAAGTGCGACGTGGTCTGGTTGTTTGATTTTAAGGATCTCCCGATCCCGTTCCGTGACTACATCACATCACGAGCAGCGGTTCAGGCTTCAACCAAGATGGTGGGTGACTCCACAGTCTATTCAATGCTTCAACAAAAGGAAGCAATGGCCCGTGCCAATGCTCTTGAGTATGAATGCAATCAAGGTAACTACACCTTCTTTGGCTTCCCCCGTGGGATGAACTTCTATAACAGCTATCAACCGTACCGTACCTTAGCTCGATGATATGGCTTCAGTCACTCAACGTATTCCTAACTACTTAGGTGGTGTCTCTCAACAGACAGATGATCTGAAGTTTCCTGGTCAGCTACGTATTTGTCAGAACGCATACCCTGAACCGACGTTCGGTTTGATGAAGCGTCCTGGTGGTAAGTTCGTTGCTGAACTAAAGGATGCTGCTGGGGCAGTGATCTCCCCGTCTACATACGACAACGGTAAATGGTTCTCGATCTTTCGGGACAGTGTTGAACAATACATCTGCGTCATTAAAGGAGCTGAGATCAAGATCTGGAGTCTGCTGACTGGTGCTCCTAAGACCGTCACCTACGGTGCTGGTGCAACTAGCTATCTCACCGGTGCAAAGGATGACTACGATGTCCTGACCATCAATGACTACACGTTCATCACCAACAAGATCGTTACTGTAGGTACACAAGCAGCACCGAGCTACACCTACGGTAAACGTGCGACCATCCGTCTGAATACTGTTGAATATGCAGCTAAGTACGAAGTCACACTGAACAGCACCACAGTCAGCTACACCACGTTCAACGCTGAAGCAGCGATCACTACTCCGTCACAGACAGAGAACACAGTAACTGCAGATAGGATAATTGATTCCCTGGTGACATCGATCAATGGTGTCAGTGGGTTCACTGCAACCAAGATCGGTACAACGATTGAAGTAGAGAATGCTTCAGCCTTTACTATCACCGTCAAAGGTGGTGCTGATAAGGAAGCCATCGTTGCCTTTCAAGATTCAGTAGACAATATCTCTCGGCTTCCTGCAAAGGCCAAGCACGGAAGGATCGTGAAGGTCAGCAATAGCGTGGCTGTAGAGGATGATTATTTCCTCAAGTTCTTTGCAGATAATACTGTCTCTGGTCCTGGGTACTGGGAAGAGACAATCAAACCTGATGTCAGTACTGGTTTGACTGCATCAACAATGCCACACCAGCTAGTACGTAACAACGATGGAACCTTCACGTTCAGGCAAGCAACGTGGGAGAACCGTCTGGTTGGTGATAACGAAAGCAATGAACACCCGACCTTTGTAGGTCAAACCATTAAGAAGCTCTTCTTTTACAACAACCGTCTTGGTGCGTTAACTGAAGAGAACGTCTCCATGAGTCAAACCGGAGACTACTTCAACTTCTATCACAACAGTGCGCTGACCACCATTGCGTCAGACCCGGTTGACATCAGCTGCTCCTCGATCCGTCCTGCAACGCTCCACGGTGTGGTTCCTGTTGCACAGGGGTTGCTGCTATTTAGCCGGTCCCAGCAGTTCCTTCTACAAGGTGCTAACGGGGTGTTGACGCCTGGTACAACCACCATCAAGACCATCTCCAATTACGAGATGGATACGTTGAATGATCCGGTTGACCTAGGTACTACGGTTGGATTCCTATCTAAGACACCGTCATATAGCCGCGTGTTTGAGATGCAGACCCGTGGTCAAGATGAAAGCCCGATTGTGTTGGATATCTCTCGGGTTGTACCTGAGTGGATTCCTTCAACAGTTGATCAGGTTGTAGGTTCTCCGCAGAACTCGATCCTATCGATGGGTTCTACATCAAGCAGAGACCTGTACCTGTTCCGTTTCTACACCACTGGTGAAGAGCGACAGATCCAATCCTGGTTCACTTGGAGGATGTCTGGACTTGTACTGCACCATGCAATCGACAGTGATGTCTTTTGGGTGTTGACAAAGCAGGCTGGCTCCTACGTCATCCACAGAATCAACCTGATCCAGAGTTCCACCACCTCCAGCTTTGTCACCAGTGACGGTAGCCGTGTGGATCCTCGATTGGATATGTGGTCAGCACCTGCAAGTAAGACCTATGTCAGTACACCAGGATCTGAGCACACCAAGGTCTACCTGCCGTATAAGCACGATTCCAATCGGACACTGTGTGTTGTAACCACTAACCCTGCAACAACACCAACCTACACAAACGCTGGTCTTGTTCTGTTCCCGACAGTGCTGCAAGACGGTGGTGGGTACTACGCAAAGGTAGATGACCTAGACCTATCTAGTGATGACCTTGTTGTGGGTTACACGTACAGCATGGATCTAGAGATGCCACGGATCTACTACCGGTCAAGCAATAACGCTAATCAATCCGACTACGCTGCCTCGCTGATCCTTGCACGACTGAAGTTCATGCTTGGTCTTGGTGGTGACGTAATCTTCCGTCTTAAGACCGCTGGACGTACTGAGTGGGTTGAAACTCAAGGCGTCAAGGACGCTGAGTTCTATCTAGCCAATGATGTTCCATTTGTCGGTACATCTCAGTTTACAGTACCTATTCATCAACGGTCAGAGAACTTCAATCTTCGCCTGACTTCTGATTCGCCCTTTCCAGTCAGCCTGTTGTCAATGATGTGGGAAGGAAACTATTCACCACGTTTCTACACAAGGAGATAATAGATGGCATTTCCATTGGGGGCCGTCCTTGGATTAGGCTCTACAATATTTGGTGCAATCGGTTCTAACTCCTCAGCCAATGCCGCAAGACGTGCTGAGCAGGAAAGGATCGACAACCAGTTTAAATACGACAATAGTCAGTACCAGTTCAACTGGAAAGACACACGTCTTGATTACAAATACCGCAAAAAGGAAGCTGCCAACACGCGCAGCAACCAAGAAGCAAACCTTGCTTGGCAGGACGAGACAAACCTACGTAACTATCGGGACACTCTAGCAATCCGCAAGTTTGGCTACGATAACGAAGTCCGGCAGTTTAACCAGTCTGAGAAGAACTATAAACTGCAGATGGGTTTCAACAACATGGCAGCTGGTGTTGCACGTGAAGCTGAAGCTAGGAAGTTTCAAGAAGTCCTGACTGGCATGGCATTTGACCAGCAAGATATGTTCGTCAAGATGCTGCAGGAAGAAGGTCAGGTCGTCGCCTCTGGTGGCTCTGGACGGTCCGCTGGTAAAGCTCTGGCTTCAGCTATTGCTGGATACGGGAGAAACCAGGCAATCCTTGCTGAAAGCCTTGTGAGTGCTACTAAGGAGAACCGTATTGCTAACCGCCAGATTGACACGGAGAAGTACGGGGCAGACCTAGCAGCAAACGCTCGACGGATGCTTGCACCACTGAAGGGACCTGACCCGAGCGCACCACTGAAGATGCCTAGGGCTGTGGTCATGGATCCACGGAAACCACGCAAGCCGCCCAAGCCAATCAAAGGTACGAATACCGTACAGGGTGGTTCTGGTATCACTATGGCAGCAAGTGTGGCAAATGGGATTGCCGGTGGATACACCAGCGGTCTATTCAATTCAGTGCTTCCTAAGAACCTTCAATACACAGGTTAACTATTACAGTGATTTAGATGGAACAAATCAGGTATCAAGGGTACGCCCGCGAGAGAGGTTTTAACCCCATCCAGGTTTCTAACGCTAATGTTGAATCGATAGGTCAGCAAGGCCAGGCACTGCTACGGCAGATGCGAGAGAATCAACAGATCGAGCGTAGCAACCGGGATGCTTATCTTTCTGGTCAAGAAACACGGCAAAGGATCGAGCAACAGAATCGTGATGCGAACTTTGAATTCAGTCAGAGGAGTCGGGAACGCTACCAACAAGGTGTTCAGCAGAACCTCAAGACGAACGTTGAAAACGCTGTACGTAACCAGCAGAACCTAGAAAACAACATCACAGCTGTTGGTGCCCTAGCTTCATTAGCACCATCCCTTAACAAGGTAGTCCTCAACTACCAAAAGAATAAGGATGAGGCTGATGAAATTGAGGGCATGAACCTCGTGAGTCAATACGGGGTCTCACCTGAAAAACTCCAACGTTACAAGGAGAGCATTGCCAAGCTGGATCAAGCTGATGCAACAGTTAAACGTGTTGTAAACCAGCTTGAGTTTGAAGGTACTCCGGTTGACGTACTTGAAAAGCTAACCAACCTGTCTGGTCGTAAGCTGTACGGCGCGACAAAGATGTACGCCATCCAAGGTGCGATGGAGTACCCGCTGTGGCGAGCACAGAACGGTGACACAGAACTGAATGAGGCCGGTCTAACGCTTAACGGTGCCAAAAGTGAAGCCGATTGGGAGACCGCTAATGCCCTGCTTCGCACCCAGTTCCAAAAGCAGTTCCTTGGAATCAATCCAATTCTGTTGAATGAGCACCTGTTCCCGAAGATGGGTCTTCAGGAAACAACAGAAAAAGCTCAATACCTTGAAACACTCTACAAGGTAAAGCAACAGGATATGGAGGAGCAGAAGCTCAATGATCTTCGCTCCATGATTTCTGATCCAGAAACAGCCGGTGAAGGTGCCCTGAATTGGGTTCGACGTGAGGCTGGTGTTGGTGCTGATGGTAAGTCGCCATTCCTAGGTCAGAAGGGTCGTGAACTGTTTAAGCACCTGACGAAGCTGGCCACTGATGGTTTGCTAGAGCCTGGTGTGTGGGAAAAGATCAAGAGTCACTCTTACACCCACAATGACGGCTCTACTCGGAAGGTCTCCGACACGTTCGCTCTCTATGCAGGTGATGTAGAGAAGGCCTTAACAGCCCGTCAGAAGGAGGCGTACCAGAACCGAGAGTTCCAAGACACGTTGGCTGGTGAGGAACTGGACGACCTCTTCCAACAGAAATATGAAGCCGAAGGTTTCTCCGATGAAGAGCTTGAGCAAGCCAAGGAGAAATACGCGAAAGCAACTGGTGGCAAGCAGTCACAGTTCCTATCCAGCATTGAATCCCGTACATCTACAAAGCTCGCCGATTCTCTTGCCGACCAACACCTAACTTACCTGAGCAACCGAGGACTTCTTACATCAAAAGAACTCCTGCGTCCAGGGAAGTATTCGGAGACACTAATCAAGAAGTACAAAGATGCCGCCTCTAACGGTGACAAGCTTGGCGCTATTGATCAGACGGCAATGAAAGCACAGCTTGGGATTCTCAATGCACGTGCCTCTGAATTGCTTGAGCAGACAGGAGCTGACAAGAAGGACTCTAGTGCTTATAAGTGGGTTCAAGTTGAAATCGAACGTGTCTTCAAAGACAAGGCTCTTGATGAGATCAGAAAGGGTAACCAAGCTGGAGCCATAGGCGCTGCTTCTGAATACGTCAACAACCTCCTGTGGGATGGGAAAGAGTCCCGTAAAGGTCCATTTGCAATGACTAACGACATAGGGTCTCTTAATCCATATGTCGGGATGGGAAAGGCTAACACCTATGTCAAAGAGGTCCAGCGTGTCGGAGCAATTGCAGCCAGCATCGACAAAGATTCTCAGTACCTGGAGAACAACGTCAAGCTGACTGCCCCAGAAATGAAGCAGCTTCAAGCATTTGCTACAGGTCGGGGTGGTTCACTTCCTCCAATCATCTTTGCACTTGCTGCTAAGTCTCCATCACTGTCTCCTGTTGACATCATAAATGCACAGCTGAAGGCTGCTGGGATAGATCCACTTCAGCCGGTGTATTCGGAGGAGGTACGTCAGGGTCTCTCACCGTACCAACGGAGGATTCTTGAATATCGTCCATCCTCTGCAAATACCTACCAATCCTTTGGGATGAACAATGGACCGGATCCATACCGTGAACTGCTCAATTTGATTGCTGACAAAGAGAGTGCTGCATACGGTCACTACGACGCAATGAATCGTGGTGGATACAGTGCTCACGAACCAATTGGTTCTGCAAACTCAAAAGATGTATTTGGAGTCGGCCTGTCAAACATGACAGTCGCACAGATAATGGAGCTTCAAAAGGGTAGGAAGGTCCATGCTGCTGGCCGCTATCAAATCATTGCCAAGACACTTGGTGGTCTGATGGCCGGTAGCTACGGCTCAACCGGAGTCAACCTAAACGATCCATTCAACGCTGCAACTCAAGACAAGCTTGCTATCGCTCTGCTTCGTGGACGTGCTGGGCGGTTCTTCAGTGGCTCTGGAACGCTGAGTGAAGCGATTGTCGGGATGGGCAATGAGTGGTCTGGTCTTGAAAAGGTAAGCCGTGCCACCCTTGCAAAACGCCTTGAAACGGTTAAAGCTCGCCTTAATAGCCCCAACATGTGGCGACAACCAGAAAACATCCGAACTGGTGTCGTTTACAAGATCGGCAGCCTTGGTTACGGCTCCACTGGACCACACCTAGATCTGAAACGTGTGGATCGTGGAACGATGAAATCAACCGGCAGCGTTCCAATTGCCACCACTGAACTCGATCAGTATGTTGAGGTTCAGACAAAAGGTGCATGGAAACCCCTTTCTAAGGGCACAGTAATTACTGATGGTGAAAAAGAGCATAGGTCACGTTCCCGCTCATCTTACGGAATCGATTATGCAGCCCCTGCAGGCACTCCTGTACGCCTGAAGAACGGTGCGGTCGCTGTCGGTAGCTTCAAAGGTGATGGCGGCACCGACCATTTAATTATTCAACTTCCTGATGGAAGACGCTTCCAATTCTTGCATGGCACTAATGCCTAACTCTTATGTTTTCTAATTCAAACTTTACTGAAGAAGACTGGGATCAGGATGCCTTAAAACAGCAGGTCATTGATTCCCAGAACTATGCACAAGAAGAGGCTGCGCGTACCCAAGCATTTGAAGGTCAGGTCCAACAGGAAGCGCAGCAATATGATCAAAAGGCTGACCTAGTCAAACCTGATGGTCAACTTAAAACAAGCTTTGATACAAAGGATCCAAAGCAGTTCGGCCTGAAGGAGAACTTCCAAGAAGCCCAGAATGCTGTTGTTGGTGGAGCACAGGACGTTGTCAACTCTGTAGCAGCTGTGCCACAGAAGATCTTTGATCCTCGCTTCTATCAAACCTCAAGCGGTCCCTACCGTCCTGCTTGGTTGCCATTCAACCCTGATGAGCAGCCCATCAATAAGACTGTTTGGGGTAAGTTCCTTCGTGGTGCTGTTGAGTTCGGTGGTCTTATGGCCCTGACTCGGAAGGCATCTGGTGGTTTATCGAAGGTTGCAGGTACTGGGAACGTCGTTGGTAAGGGCCTCCAATACGTTGCTAAGGGTTCTCCGATGGTTAAGGGTCAACCCCTTCAGAACCTCGGTAGAACCGCCCTACACGGTGTTGTAGTAGGTGCTCCTGCTGACCTGATCGCCAGCACGTCCACTGAATCCAATATGGCAGCTGATCTGATCAAGATGCGGCCTGACTGGGAAGATGCGCTAAAGCCGTTTGCAACTCATGAGCAAATGAGCCCAGCACAGCGTTCCTTGTACAACATGCTGGAGGGGATGGGGGCTGGTCCTGTACTCGATATTGCAGCATCTGGTATTGGTGCTGGAGTCAAGAAGGTCACTACCAACCTCGGTAAGCGTGGTGGTGTTGGTGAAACGAAAGCTCCCGTACCACACCCGAACGACAGCCGCTATGCATCGATGCGTAAGGCTGCTACAGATCAGCTTGACTTCAAAGTTACTGCTGGTACTCAGCGTGATGTGGAGAAAGCTTTCACTGCTGATCCGACGATCAACAAGCAGTGGAAGGAGATGTCTGCTGACGAGCAGTACGCCGCTAAACAGGCCTATGCCCGTAAGGCTGGTTACGACTGGGCTAGCGACAAGCACCCAGCGCTAAAGCGTCAGGAGTCCCAAGAAGCCAACGAAATCAACAACGGTATTGAACGCCTGAAGGCTGACCCCGATGGTGAACGTGGGTTTGATTCCTACATCAACGAAGGTGGTGATGTCCACCAGGGACGTGCCAACAGCACTACAAGGTCCATTGTGGACACCTTGGAAAGTACACATCACATGTCAACCAAATGGTCGGAGATGGATGGTACGCCAAATAACTTCATCACTAAGAACGAACTAGAGCGGATTAACAACACGCCCGGTGGAACTCCAATTACCCAAGAGGAGTACATGAAGCGGGTTGATCGTGATCCGATCTTCCGTCAGACCATTGAGCAGTTACGTGCCAATCGTGTACCCATCGATGAGCTGGCTCCGCAGGTCATGCGTGAGTTCGACGAAGTCATTGCTGGGCGAAAGACTATTGCCAACATGACTGATGCTGAGTTTGAATCTCTGTTCACCCGTAACTACGACGAGTACGGGCGGTATGCAGGAGTTGATTTCTACTCAGATGTTGACCACCTCAAGGCTGCTGTTCTGACCGGTACTCTGAACCGCGAGCTGCGTGACTATGCACAGCTTCAACGCTCAATCATGGATCAGGTAGACCCCACTGTAAAGGATGGGACACTTGATCAAATGCTGGACCGCTACACGGCTATTGGCATTGGTCTCAAGCAAAGCCGGTATCTCCGTAGTACTGCACTGAGCAACCTGAAGTACCTGAATGGTGAGACAACAGTCAAACCTCCAGCAAAGACTGAAATCGGTGCAAAGCTAACTGAGATTGCCGATAGTCAACGGAACATCAAAGAACTCATCCGTGAAGCAATTGACAACGATACTTCAGATGAACTGCTCAAGCTGGTGACCGATGCGTTCTCAATGAACGACAAGTTGTCCACTTGGGCTGACGTTGATGAGTTCTTCGCTAACAAGCTGACTGGTTACAAAGATGGTGATATCCGCCATCAAAGTGCTATCCAGAAAGAGCTTGGCTCCCTGATCATCCACAGCACAATTTCTGGTCCCAAGACGCCGCTCCGTGCAGCCTTTGGTACGGGCCTGGTGACCTTCACACGTCCAGTACAGACCGCGATGGGTGCAATGCTGCGTGGCGACGAACGTGCGTTACGAGGTGCTTGGGCATCGCTGAACGGTATGACCGACAGCATTGGTGAATCATGGAAGATCTTCCGTCATCAACTCAAATCTAACTTCAGCGGGAACGAGATCCCCGACCTGAACACCATTGCTACCAACTACACCCGTACCGATACGGATGCTGAATGGGAAGCGATGGGTGAGTGGGTCAAGAACCGTGGTACTGATGCCCACCAAGCTGCTTACGGCTGGGCGAACACACTGCGGTGGATGAACAATAACCCGTTCCTCACATGGTCTTCACGTGTTATGTCCGCGTCCGACATGGCCTTCCATAACATGATTGGTCGTGCCAGGTTGCGTGAGATTGCCTACCACAAAGCCTACGACTCCTTGGTCGAGTCAGGTCGAGTTGTAGATGAAGCTGCTATGCCAGACCTTGTAAGCAGATACGAAACTGCTTTCTACGACGAGGTCTTTGATGAACGTGGGATGTTGACAGATCAGATGGCTAAGTACTCAGCATCTGAAGCTGCAATGACAAATGATATTCCCAAGCTTGTGGAACGTTTAGAGCAAGCCTTTGCTGCTCACCCGTTCACTAAGCCGTTCATGCTGTTCACTCGGACAGGCTACAACGCACTTGAACTGGCTGGTAAACACACACCGTTTCTGAACCGGTTTGTCGAAGAGGTCTCAGCAGTCAAGAACCTTCCAACTGGCCACCCTGACCTGTTGAAGTACGGCATCTCTACTGCTGATGATCACCAAGCAGCTAAAGCATTGATTGCTGGCCGTGAAGCAATGGGTGCATCCGTCATCTTCCTTGCTGGTGGTTTGTACATGTCCGGCCGTCTTACTGGTAATGGACCTGAAGACAAGACACTTAGGGATGCATGGATCGGACAAGGGTGGCAACCTAGGTCAATCATGGTTGGCGATAAGTTTGTCAGCTACGACTCGATTGAACCATTCAACAGCTTCCTCGCAATGGTTGCTGACGTAGGCGACACTCAAAAACAAATGGGTGAAGCATTCAGTGAAAAGATGATTGGTCGCCTGTGGTATCTGGTACAAGCAAACGTTGTCAATAAGTCATTCCTCTTTGGGCTTTCTCAACTTACTGAGTTGATGGGTGCCCGGGATGCTGACAAGATCGGCTCTGTTGCCGCAGGTATGCTGAACAGCTACATTCCTATGTCAAGCATGCGGAATGAAGTTGGTAAATACTTCAACCCTGGGATGCGTGAACTTGAGGCTGGCTTCCGAGACAGTCTGAAGAACCGTAACCTGTGGGCAGGAGAACTTGCTGAGCTTCCCTACAAATACGACACGCTCAATGGTGAACCCTTGAAGCTGTACGACTGGGGTACTCGGACTTGGAATGCTGTGATGCCGTTCCAACTGAATACTGCCCCCACTGCCACTCGTCAAACACTGTGGCGGTCGCTGTATGACGTAAAAGTCTCGGTCAACACCAAGCCTGATGGTGGACCTATTCCTGGTCAACTAAAGAGTAAATGGCAGATGCTTATCGGAAAACAGAATGTCGAAGCACAACTGACTGAACTCTTCTACGGCAAGAAGACTGGTCAACAGATGATGGCTTCGATCCAGAAGATGGAAAAGGATCGTGATGCAGGTCAGCTGACTGAAGCTTCGACATATGTCCACTACCAAGCAGTCGATAGCATCTTTAAAAACGCCAAGCGTCAGGCTTGGGTACAGATGACGCAGTTCCCAGAAGTCAGTGCCATCCTGCAGCGAGAAGCTACTGCTAACGCACTTGCGGAGCTACGGAAGAAGGGTCGTTATAACGATGCCGATCAGATGCAACAAGTCCTTAACCTTCCAAACGGTAAGTAGTAATGGCAACAACCCAAAATACCTACACAGGGAACGGTTCAACCGTTCTCTATGCCTTCACCTTTCCATATCTTGAGACAACCGACATCAAGGTTTCCTTGGATGGTACGGTTACAACTGCATACACTCTAGCCAACGCCACTACTATCCAATTCACAACGGCTCCGGACAATGGAGCTGCGATACGTATTTACAGGCAGACTGATGACTCCAATCTTCAGTCAACGTTCTATCCGGGTTCTGCTATCCGGTCTTCGGACCTGAACGATAACTTCACGCAGACTCTGTATAAAGTCCAAGAAGTTACTAACTACTCGATTCAGAATGTCACCAATCAAACCATTGATAGTGTCTGGATTTTTCTTCAATCCCCAGTTGTTCCCACCCCCACTCAATCTGGCCAGGCCGTAAGTAAATCTTATGTTGACACCCTAGCGTTCAATACTACGGGCATTGCCGATGGGAACAAAGGTGATATTACTATCTCAAGCCAAGGTAATGTCTGGACGCTTAACCAGTCATACCTGACTACATCAGCAGCGGCAGCTACCTACGCACCTCTGTCCGGCCTAGGCTCATACCTAACCACAGCCGCAGCGGTAAGCACATATGCACCTTTAGCATCTCCAACATTTACTGGAACTGTTTCTGGTATCAATGCTTCGTTCAGTGGTACTGTTATTGATGGTAAAGGTAACCTCCGATCTATTCCCGTTAATCCTCAAGTTTCTGCCTACACGCTCGTCTTGGCTGACGCTGGAAAATGTATCTCCATCACCACTGGTGGCGTCACAGTTCCGTCGGGAGTCTTTGCAGCTGGAGATGCAATCACTATCTTCAACAACAGCACAAGCAACCAAAGTATTGTCCAAGGTGCGTCTGTGACGCTCAGGCAAACAGGCACGGCAAATACTGGCACTCGCACATTGGCTCAGTACGGCGTTGCAACACTTCTCTGTGTGGCATCAAATACCTTTGTTATTAGCGGCGGGGGATTGAGCTGATGTCAATGCAGCAGATGTTGCTTGGTGGGAGTTCCGGTATTTCGGCAACCGGAGGCAGTGTCACAAGTTCCGGCGGATTTCGTATTCACACTTTTGCGGCTACTGATACATTTACTGTAAATAGTGTTCCCGTGGGAGCCACGGTTGAGTACCTCGTTGTCGCCGGAGGTGGCGGTGGTGGTGGTGGCTTCTACGGCGCTGGTGGCGGTGGCGCTGGTGGCATGAGAGCTGGAACGCTAACCCTCGCCACTGGGACCTACACCGTGTCAGTTGGTGCGGGTGGATCTGCGTCCAATGGCACCAGTTCCATCTTTAGCAGCATTGCCGCAACCGGGGGAGGTCGCGGTAGCAGCGGCGGTGGCGCTGCCGGGACAGGCGGATCTGGTGGCGGAGGTGGGGCCAACAATAATTTTGGCACTGGTGGTGCCGCAGGAACTGCAGGCCAAGGCAACAGCGGCGGCAGTGGAGATTACGCAGGGGGCAGCGTCTATACCGGCGGCGGTGGTGGTGGCGCAGCGGCTGCAGGAGGAAACGGCAGTGGTAGTCAGAGTGGCCACGGCGGAAGTGGCTCAATTAGCAGCATTACTGGCACCAACCTCTCGTATGCAGGCGGTGGAGGTGGCGGCGGCCTTGGTTCTTCACCAGGCTTTGGCGGTCCAGGCGGCGGTGGAGGTGGTGGCGTTTACAACACCAATAATGGAAGCCACAACGGCACAACAAATACTGGTGGGGGTGGAGGCGGGCACCCTGGCTCTTATGCCGGCAATGGTGGCTCCGGCATCGTTGTTATCCGCTACTCAATTCTTTAATAATGGCACACTACGCACAGCTTGACGATCAGAATGCCGTCATCAATGTTTTAGTTGTTGCAAATTCTCAAATTACAAACCCTCAAGGACAAGAAGACGAGCAGCTTGGAATTGGTTTCTTGTGGCAACTCTTTGGTCGTGACACTTCTTGGGTGCAAACAAG